CTAGGGCGTTTCAGAAGGCGGAACCGTATCGGGTGACACTTTGTGCTTATGTGGAAAATCCTGATATTGTAGCTGCGTTTGATAATAAGAAGAAGATGGTAAGGACTTACAGAACTGGTATTTTTGATTTGACTCATAGGTTGTTTGAGGATAAGTGTATAATCATACCAAGAAGGTGTCCTGAAATAGATATATTTGTGAAACAGACTTGTGGTATAGCGAAAGTCTTGGAAACTAATGAACGAAGTGGAACTGCAATTTACAGATACAGAAAATGTGGTCCTCATGGTGATCATTATAGAAACGCTATGAATTACTTTTATCTTGCAGCTAAACGTGGTAGGATAGGTACAGAAGGAAAATTCGTAAAAAGACAAGAGTTTGCAATCAATGAATGTGTATAATATAGTAGTGTATAATATAGTGGTAAGGTAGGTGTAAGAAATTAGGTGAATTATGGGTCATATAGCTGTACCACTTGTTGCTGCGCATAGGACAGTTAAGAAAGTAGGCCGCGAAATCGAATTAGGTGTCAGACGGACCGGTAGTGAACTTGAACGAACGGCTCGGTTCTTTGAAGGACTTAAACCTCCTAAACCTATAGAACCTCCACCGGTTCCTTCTCCACAAGCCGTCCCGGAAGTAGAGCAGGAAGAAGCGGGAGATATTGCCAGACGCGCTGCACTACGACGTAGTGGACGTGCAGGAACAATCTTTACCGGAGCGCTGGTACCGCCCAAGAGAGGAAAGAGAGTATTGGGCTAATGTCCAGAGCCAAAGACATAAAAAGTCTATACGATAGGGAGTATGCGAAAGCTGCGAATTTTCGCGCTCTTCATCAAAGAACGGCAGATTTGGTCTATCCTCGTTCAGATCAAATAACAAGGGTAAGTTCGCCTGGTGTTGAAAAGGGTCAAAGAATACATGATCCCACCGCGGTAATGGCTTCATTGGAAATGATGTCAGGGCTTTCGCAGAACCTCATCGCTCCTGGTAATAGATTCTTTTCTTTGCGTGCCTCTGATAGGAAAGTGAATTCAAAGGAAAAAGTAAAGCGATATTTGAGTTTTGTTACGGATATTACACATGAGCAACTGTTTAGTTCTAATTTCCTTCTACAATATAACAGTACACTTCGGGCGTTAGGTGTCTTTGGAACTGGTAATATCTTTAGTGAATACACGACGTTTCTGAACTTCAAAGATATTGATATCGGAAGTTACCTAATCATAGAGAATAGTAAAGGTCGTGTAGATACAGTAATGGAGAAGTTCTCTTACACTGCACGACAGGCCTCTCAGGAATGGGGTGATAAAGCAGGTAAGTCTGTCCTTGAAGAGATGAAAGACGAAAAGAACTTAAATAAGGACTTTGAGTTCATCCATTTAGTCCGCCCCAGGGAGAAGTGGAATCCTCGCTATAAGACAAGTGACAACATGCCTATCGAATCGGTATATGTCTCTGTTAAAGATGATGTTATCGTTTCTGAAGGTGGCTATAATGAATTTCCATATCATGTGGCCCGTTGGATAAAAGCACCAAATGAGGTATGGGGTAGAGGGCAGGGAACGTTTGGGTTGCCGTATATTCAGCAGTTGCAAACGATGGAGCGAGCTTTTAAGGAATGTGCGAATAAACACAATAATCCGGCGTTGGAGGTTCTTTCAACTTTTCCACCTCCGGTAAGGACTGGTCCTGGTGCTCTGAATTGGGTTGAAGAATTGGGTTCTATCAGGGCTATTCAGCAGCAGGCTTTAGGTAATTTCGTAGTAACAAAAGAAGCTCTTGAGATGCAGCAGGAGCTTGTTCGTAAGATTTTCTTTAACGATATTTTCGTCCAACTCGCTAATCTTAAAGGCGATAGAAGAACTACTGTAGAGATTCGTGAACGAATTGGTGAAGGATTACAAAGATTAGGACCTCCGATTGGCAGGATTCAGGAAGAACAGTTAAGTCCGTTAATTGAACGGGCTGTATTCCTTCTGATCCGTAATGGAATCATACCAGAACCTCCGAGAGAATTATCCGGTCAAAACTTTGAGATAGAATACGTAGGACGATTGGCTCTTGAGTTAAAGAGTCATCAGGCTAGAGGTGCTCAACAATGGATACTATCGATTGCTGAAATGAATGAGTTATTCCCCGAAGCGGCGGATATTGTGAATGTGGATTCTGCTACACGAAGACTTGGCGAAACCTTTGGTGTGAATATAGATGATATGCGATCGGAGGAAGAGGTCGCCGAAATCCGCCAGGCGCGTGCTGAACAACAGGCTGCTCAGAGACAATTGGAAATGGCAAGTGCAATGGCTGATGGATATAAGAACGCAAAGGATGCCCCGGAAGAAGGTTCGCCCGCAAGTCAACTTATGGGAGTTTAGAATGGCTAAGCAAGGTACTCCAAAGAGAGATGGTTCTGGTCGTGGTGTTCGCGGTAACAGAGGTCGTGGCGGATGTAAGACAACAAGAAAAACTGGACGAAAGCGAGGTTAAAATGCCGCTGACGAAAAAAGGTAAAAAGATTAAACGAGCTATGCAAAAGACTTATGGTAAGAAAAAGGGAAAAAAGGTTTTCTATGCTTCTCAGAAGAAGGGCACAATTAAGGGTACACATTAGTGAATGAAGAAGCAAAAAGAGCCGCTGCGAGAGAACAGTTAATCATGGACTTTCAGACTACCTTCAGTTCTGATAGTGGAAAAAGAGTTCTTAGTCAGTTATCTGAAGTATGTTTTGAGAATAAATTAACATATGTAGATGGTAATCCTGGAAAGAGTGCGTATAATGAAGGTAGACGAGATGTATTATTGGGTATTAAATCTTTATTGAGAGCAAATCCACATACTAAACGTCAAGAGGAAGCAGAATAATGGCAGAAGTATTAGAAACGTCTGAAAATCAGGTGGATGAAAATCAGGTGGATGAAAATCAGGTGGATTCAGAGAAAAAGATTGGTGTGGAGACCAATCCAGCAATCTCTCCAGTAGGTGCTGATGGGAACTTTACTGAGAACTGGCGAGATAGTTTACCTGAAGACATACGTGATGAAACGAGTCTTGGGACTTGTAAGAGTCTGGAAGGGATGGCAAGACAATATATAAATGCCCAGAAGATGATTGGTAAGGACAAGATAGGTCTTCTTGGTGATAATCCTACCGAAGCGGAGAAGAACGAATTTTATAAGACTTTGGGAAGACCAGATACGCCTGAGGATTATAATCTTAAACGACCTGATGATTTTCCTGAAGAGTTATTTAGTGCGGATCGGGCAAGTAAAGCCCAAGAGTTATTTCATAAGATTGGCCTTACCTCGAAGCAAGCAGCGGAATTGATGGATTTCGATCTACAGAATACATTGCAGAGTTATCAGAATATCCAAAACGATATTGAAGCCAATCGACAGGAAACAGAGAATGCCTGTTATACTAAGTATGGTAATGCGTGGCCACAGCGAAAACAATTTGCAAATGTAACGATACTTGAGGGCGCAAATGGCGATGAAGAGTTACATGCAAGAATCGTAAAACAATTCGGGAGTAACCTTGACTTTATAGAAATGGCTGCTAATATAGGATCAAAGTTTGCTGAGCATGGGATGGTGACCGCGACGAACATTCCTACTCCTGCAAGCATACAAGAACAGATTGACGAACTTATAGCCACCCCGGAGTATATCGGCGGGCCGAATATATCTCCTAAAGTACATAAGAATAGGGTCTTGGAAGTAAATAGAAAGTTTGAAGAGAAAGCACAAGCTGAAGGTAGAGAAGCTTGAAATACAAGCTGAAGGTAGGGAAGCTTGAAGCACAAGCGAATTTGAAAATTAGAAGTCTAATCGGGTAGCCGTAAAATGGCAAATAGCCTACTGGTCCGAAAAACGGTGGTAAACCACCCGCAAACCGGCGACAGGTAGGATAGGTCCACATTGGGTAGCCTTTCCGTTAATTTAATAATAGAAAGGTTATCTAATGAGTATGCAAATACCGATTGCATTTGTTGACCAAGTAACAAGCAACATTTTAATGTTGAGTCAGCAGAAGCCCGCTAGGTTGCGGGGTTGTTGTCGCATGGAGTCTGTTACCGGCGACACGATGTATGTTGAGCGCATCGGACCCAAAGATGCTCAACCACGTGGGGCCCGTCATGGGGAAACCCCCATCTCTGACGCCGATCATACCAGACGGCAACTGAAAATGGTTGATTATGTTGTTCCTGCTGATTTAATCGACCAGCCTGATAAGCAGAAGATGCTTATTGATCCTCAGAGTCCTTATGCTCAGAATCAGGCATTTTCTCTGAATCGGCGAATCGACGACGACATTATCGCTGCTTTAGGTGGTGTTGCTTATGGTGGGCACACAGGTGGAACCACTATCAATAACTATGATGTTGGTGAATGTCGCTTGATTGAGTCTGATGGTACTAAAGTCACTCCTGGCAGTGATTGGAGCGATAAGACTGAAACTGGTTTGACAATAGCTAAATTGCTCACTTGTAAGCAGTTGCTTGATGACGCCGAAATCGACGACGATAGGCAGAGGTACTTCCTCACCAACCCTTATAATATCAATCAGCTTCTTAATACAACTGAAGTAAAGTCTTCTGACTATAATACAGTCAAGGCTTTAGCTCAGGGACAGATTGATACGTATATGGGATTCAAGTTCATCAAGTCAACACGTTTGCCTGCTGATGATACCGATACAGGAGCGACAAAGAGTTATGCGTTCGTTCAGGATGCTATTGTCCTGGGTGTTGGAGAAGAGCCGAATGTTTCCATTGACATTCTTCCTACTCGTCTTCATTCAATGCAGATATACAGTACGCTTAGTATTGGCGCTACTCGTGTTGAAGGCCCTGCGGTTGTTGGTATTCTTTTGAAGACAACTGCTGCTTAAAGAAAGGAAAGAAAAATGAGTAACAAATTTAATTTGCCGTTTAACCCCATTCAATGGCCGGCAGCTCCGCACGATTTTTCTGGCGATAACCAACTTGCTTATTATGCTACAGAGACAACCCAGAGATATATTTGGGGCACTCGCGGTATAACCTGGGATGGAAAAGTGTTTAGGTATTCTCGTTCTAAGGATACTTTGTATGCTGGTTATGGCGCGGTCAATGGTGCCTCTATTGATGTGTCAGATTTGATTAATTCAAATCACACTTTAACTATTGCGGCTGGTGATAGGTCAGTTCTGATTACTGTGGCATCTACTGAGGGTTATAATGAAGGTGCTATAGAAGAGGACGAGCTTGCAGGTGCTATGTTTGTTGTTGGCCATGGTGAAGCGGCTACAACGGAAACTCGCACAGTCATAGGCAATGAATTTATTCCTGCCGCTGGCGGTACGGGTATGATTTATGTTGATTATCCGTTTGGTCTTGAACACACAACTGGTTTTATGGAATTGCCTTTGAATACGTATGGCTACCTCCTAAAGAAAAATAATCAAGTTGCGTCTGTTATGGGTGTACCTAATATCACAGCAACCACAGGTGAGAATCTTTGGATTCAGACATGGGGATTGTGTTGGTGTGCCCCTGGTGGTGGTGATGCTGATATTGCTTCAGAAGCCGACAATAGAGAGTGCGTCTTTGTTGGAGACGGTTCTGTAAATGGTTCCAATATCGTTACACTTGAAGATGGATTCCAGAGAGCTGGTTTTGTTACAGATTCGTCTGAGTCGGG